TTCCACCATCAGCTGCCATCATAGTAGGTTGTTCCATACCTTGAGACTGTTGCTGTTGTTGCATCACTGCTTGGACAAATTGTTCAAAAGATAAATCTCCACCTTTGTTTTTATATTTTACAAATTCTGCTTTAAGCATTTGTTCTGCTTGTGCGTTTCCTGCATCGCCACCCATTGCTAAAAATGTTTGTTGTGGAATGTATCTTTGACCAGCACCAGTTCTTGCAAATGCTATCTCATCTTCTTCTTCTATATCGCCACCCATTGCATAGCCTGCTCGGCCACCATTAGCTGCATAAAAATTTTGTTTAACATATTGTTTGTCAGGCATAAAATTTAAACCGACACCCTTGTCCCCGAGTCCTGAATAATAATTCTGTGCTCTGTTTCTAATGTTAGCAACGTCCATAACTTCTCCAACTTCTTCTGGTTCATCTTTGCCCGCTAAGAAAGGAGCTGCTAAAGCTGTAGCACCTAAGCCACCAGCTAACATTCTAGCCATGCTAAAATCTGCACCAGACTCACCACCTTTTCTAAACATGTCTCCAATACCACCCATAAAACCTTGACCACTTTTTAGTTTACCAAGTGTATTACCACCAAAACCTTTTAAAGCTCCACCTAAAGCTCTAAAATTACCCATACCTCCAGTAAGACCTCCGCCGCCAATCATACCACCGGTTAAATATAGTCCACCACCTATCAAAGCAGCTTTACCTAATTTACTTTTAGCAACTTTCTTAACAGCACGTGTAGCTTTCTTAACAAGTTTACCTAAAAAGTAACCTTGTCTAGGGTCCTGTAAAGAACCTAGTCCGCCTTGTATTTGTTGTGGTTGTTGCATGTTTGAAATTGCCATAATTTTATCCTAATATATCGTTCTACTTTGTTTTTCCATACAAATCAAGGCTAGGCATTAGGATATGTACGTCTTGTGCTATGTCATCATTAGTAAAACCAGCCGCTTCCCACTCTGCTTGATCTTTAAAAACTGTGTTATTTGTCTTATGTCTATACGTTGTTGTAATTTTTTGAGGTGTAACCACCGGTATTTGTTTATCACTCATTAGTCCACCTTCTCCTTTTTAATGTTTAAGTAACTTATTGCTATGTCAAATGAATCTGTATTACTTGCTTGTACTGTAAAAGGTGTTCCACCTTCTATTATTAATGGTTGAGTTAATAATTCTACTGTAACATTAGCTGTAAGAGCTGCTGATTTAATAGCTGTAATACTATTGTTGGTAACCGTAACTGTTGGTGTGCCTGCAGATGTAACAAGCAGTGATTTAATAACTATAGTTTCATTAATTAAAGGATTACCCGCACCTAATGGAACTAATGCATTACCTGTTGTATTGTTATCTATACCTTTAAATTTATACTGATTTACTGTTGCCATTATTCTAAAAAGAAAGCTCTCGCTTCTATCTCCTGTTTAATCTCTTCTTGAAATGTAGTGTTTAATTTATTAATAACACCGTCAAGATCTCTTACCAAAGATTGAAAAGTTCTTTGTTCGTATTCTTTACTTGCTCTAGTTAATGATTGTACAATTTTTGCCATTATAAAATACTTGCTAAGCCCCCGTTTTTAAAATTTACTCTACCACCAAAAAAATATCCGACTCTACCACCTTTTCTTAAATTTTGGTTGTAACTTTGCTTTGAACCTGTACCTGCTGCATTAGCAGATCTTACATTACCTGCATTGTGACCTAGTCCTACTCCACCATGGTCTGACGCTCTACTAGTACCTGGAGTGTTACCGCCACCTTCACCTTGAATTACACTTGATGTAACCCTTCCTGAACCTAACTCACTATGAAGAGCGGCTCCTGGATCAATAGCCGTACCGGTTTTTATATTTCTTCTTGCTATTACAGCTTGTTTTTTATTATTAAGAAAATCATTAAAATTTGTTTGATTCTTTACATCTTCTTCTTCTTTTTCTTTTTCTAAATAATATGCATCGATGGGTCTAACTTTGTAGTCGGGGTTATTTATATTTTCTTTTGCTTTTGCTCTAGCTATGTCAGCTCTTTCTCTTACTTTATCAGCATAGTTACCCATCAAACTATCTTTGTTATAACCATATCTATCTTGATTAGTTAAATTACCGCCATACATAGACTGTTCTTGATTAGCTAATTGCATATCAATAAAAGCATTGTCTGTTCCACTTAATCTATTTTCTCTTGATTGATTTTTTGCTAACCCCATTAAAAAATTACCACCAGGAATTGCCATACCTATTCCTTTTCCAATTAAATCTATTGCCGGTTGAAACTTACTTGGTTCAGGTTCTAGTCCTTTTATATATCCAGTACCAAAATTAGATCTATTTGTTACAAACTGACCTTGATTTAAATTTGCTGTGTAAGGATCATTAGAAAGAGATGAATTAAAACCAGCACCACTATTTGTAAAAGCATTTGTATTAGGTATACCAAATGTTTGTGTAATTTTTTGTTCTTCAATTGTAGGTTTTTTAGTAGTAAAATCATTTTGTAAATATTGATTTCCTGGAATAAAATTAAACCCTTGTGATCTTGCATATGGATTACCTACGACTTTAGCCATTATCCCCTCCTTCCGTCTGGTTGAATATCTAATCTAAACGTACCTAGCTTCCAATCTTGAGAAGCCGCTATGTTTGAAATTTTTAATTGTATAGCTCTAGCTCTTACTCTTACGTCCTGTTTAGTTTGAGTTTTTGGTATATCAAAATTATTGGATACACTTGAATTATTTGGATAGTCTTTAGTAATTAATGAAACTCTAGTACTTCCGGTTTGGTCAATAAAATCTGGTATAATACGGTTAATTTTTGCAATATATTCTCCATCCCCTCTTAGATCCGGCATCCCAATAGACTGACCTGAAGCAGCCCGCTTCTGTGTTATATCAAAATCACCTGAAGCAATGTTTGCTAGAACTGGTGTAACAATTCCACCCGAAGTAATTTGATCCAACCCTACTTCATGTTCGTAGTATATCGTGCTACCTTCTGTATTACCTATTATATCATACGATGTATTATCATTAGGATCATAGTAACAAGCATGGGGTTTTTTAAATACCGCAGAATCTTGCCAAGCTGTTCTTGGAATACCTACTATTGTATTCTGCCCTAAAGAATTTTGTGCTGTATTAGTTTGACTAACAGTCCATATAGTTCTTTTATTACTAGATTCTAAATAATTATAAGTCACCACTCTATCTACTATATTAGAATCAACAGTACAATAAAACCAATTAATTTCAGTAAACAAATTATTTAAACCACAATTAATAAGATCTCTAGATACCGTGTTAAGATCATCATAAACATAATCTTCTACTAAACAAGGTAGTGATTGTAGTTGTCCATCGTATGCAAAGAAACCATTTTCAGACATCCAATATGCAGTACCATCTACTTCAACACATGCATTTTTACCAATCAATCCACAGTTAGTACCGGCTTGTTCAAAGGAGAAAGTAAACGGTTGACCTACAAATCGCATTAAAAATAATGATGTGTCAGTCCAAACGTATAGAGCGTCCCTACCTTTAATGGCTCCCATAATTTTAGAACCTGCAGCCAGTCTTTGTGTACCCGCTGTATTTTCTGCTTTTACAGTGTATTCATTAATATTTTCTTGGTCCGAGAATCTTATAAACATATCATCTTGTGTGCTTTTATCTCCTATAGTAGTTTCAGTACCAAAAAATACTAAGTGTCTATCCGGTGTTGAAACTAATACATGACGTGAAGCTGTGGGAGCTCCTGCAATAAGTGTTGCTCTAACTGAAGTAGCATTTGTTGGTGCTGAATCCCATTGAAAGCATTCCCCATTATAAATTAATGCTATTAGTTTTGTACCAAAATTATCTAAAACCCATAGACCTGGATTAAGTGTTACATCATTTTTAGAATCATCACCCCATGCAACAAAATCTGAAATATTACTTATGGCTGCATTCTGAGAATGAGTTGCTGCGGTTGTACCATTAACACCCCTAGCACCACCAGTTAAGGTCCCTGTTGCCTGGTCATTGGCTGTGTAACTAATGTCCTCGTTGTCAATTCTAATTTCTCCAGAAGCAGGAAACGCTGAAGAACTTGTAAGAACAACAGTTGTTCCTGTTGTGTTTGTTAAAGCTGTTTTTAAAGTAGTTGTTGCAATACCAGAAGCAGTTCCGCCATAATTACCTGTACCAAAACCAAACCCACCTAATTGTTGAGAAGGCCCTACGCTAAAATAAATATTACCAGTAGCATCACCAGAATTATTTAAAGGTGTTCCTGATTCATTAGTTGCCATGGTAATTGTAATTGTTGTAGAACTTGGAACCGAAGTTGCCATAAAAGATTTTTCTTCAAAAGCTGCGTTAGTAAAAGTAGAACCACTTAACCCAGTAACACCATCAAAAAATAAAATATCATCTTCATTCATTCCATGCGGTGACGGAAAAGTAATAGTAACAGTGGGGGTTCCTGATGAACTTGAAAATTTACAACCGGTTATAGCAGTTCTAATTGGTGTAATATCATAATACTGTCCACTACTATAAACATACAATACCCTGTTAGTTCCTATAGCTGCGTATTTAACCCCGTTATTATTATCAAAATGATGTAAGGCTCTACCGGCCCCAGTAAGTTTATTATCACCCAACTGATCCCAACCGCCTATTTTTTCAGGTGAGCCGTATCTAAACCTAACATTATCACCATCAAACCATTGACCTTCGGCCCCTGTTTCGGTTACTTGTTTGTTAATTCCTGGAGCAAAACCTAGTTTTTGTAACATATAAAATCCTGTTTATTAGGTAGTATATCAGATCTAAAGGGAATTCAAATGTTTTAAAATAATGGAATTTGTAATAAATCATTTCCACCACCCTCCTGTTTTAAAAACAGTTAAGCTTATTCTAGTTCCTTTTGTAACAGGAGTTACTTTATGTGGTATAAACGATGGAAATACTATTAAAGATCCAGGTTTACTTAACTCTTTTATCTCCATGGGTTGGTTATTAAACAAAAAAAAGTCCCCTCCTGAATATTTTTTTTCTGATAAATTAATTAGTGTGGTTAGTTTAGTTGTAAATTTTTTATCATATTCTTCTCCGTCGGTATGCCATTTATATTCTCCTTGATTAGTAGATTTATAAGTATTTTGCACTGCCCAATCATTAATATTTTCATATAAACCAAAACCAAACGCTTCTCTATTAATTTTTAAAATGTCGTAATTTACATCTTTAATTTTTTTTAATTCTTCGTAAGGCATTTGCACTGCTTTAGAAGTCTTAAGAGTAATAGCTTGCTTAGTAAATTTTTCAGATTTTTTATTAAACCTTGAGTTAAGGTTTTTAATTTCGTCTGGTTTTAAATAATCGCTAATGTAGTAATAAAGAAATTTCATTATTAATTACCAGGACCAACTTACAAAAGAATAACGTTTGCCTTT